AGTTTGATTACTCTTAAGATTTATTTTATCTGCTTCGTCTATAACTTTATCATTAAAACTCATTTCAACTTTTCTACTGACTCCTTGATGTAATAAATCAAGGAATAAGACTAAGAATTCATCGATATCATTTTGATTAAAATTACTGAAATATAAATCTTTTTCTAAACATATTTTCTGAAATCTTTTTAATAGATCGATAGGATTTATCATTTGTTTATTTTCATTAGACCACATTTGTCTTTGAAATTGAAACCATTCATAAAGTAATGAATCTTTATTTGCTCTTTTACATTCATTAAAAAAATTTTCATTATTTGGATGAAATACTATCAGATGACTTAGGTTCTGTAAAGCCGAATTCATATAACATGTATTTCCTAAATTAGCTAAACCTTTATTTCCGGCATGAATGGGTTTTTTATGATCAGGCATATTTACTTTACTTTAAATATCTATGATTTTTTTAAATAAATATACTTAAAATTATTTTATTTACTTAAATTATAAAAATGAGTGATACGGTTGATAACGTTTTGAATACTGTTGAAGAATCTGAACCTTCTGATGATGTTGTTGTTAGTGAGGAAGCGCCAGAAGAGGTTGCTAGTGAAACAGAAGCAGCCGAACATGAGCCTGTAGCCGAACCTGAGCCTGTAGCCGAACCTGAGCCTGTAGCCGAACCTGAGCCTGTAGCCGAACCTGAGCCTGTAGCCGAACCTGAGCCTGTAGCCGAACCTGAGCCTGTCTCTACTCGGGAAGTTGTTCAGAACGTCCAGGAAATTTTATCATCTACTGAAACAAATGTATCAGTAGATAATAGCGAATTAGAAAATCGTGTTAAAGTTTTAGAAGAAAGATTAGAAAAATTGATTGAAGTTTTAAAAATTACAAGTGAAAGATCCATTAGAAAAAAAATTAATAATTTATAATATTTGCTTAATTGGAGTAAGCGAGACCACCCATACCGCTCATGATACGAAGGACATTGTAGTTGACGGCGAATATTACAGAACGTGCAAAAACAGTAGCCCCTCCGGTATTTAATTGAGCATTATCTATGCGAGAGAAATTACACGTACCGGAAGGCTGGTGCTCTTCCGGTTTAAGGGCAAATGAATATACATTAATGGAGTCATTTTGGCAACTCACAGCATTACCAACAGTAGAGTCTAACCCGCCCGGACCAGTATGACATTCCCATACCTGGGTTCTAGAGAAATATCTGCTATCACGTGCCGCGAAACGATCGTGTCCATTTAATTTTAATTGATATTTTGTACCTACAGCACATGGGGCGGTATTTGAAGCAGAAGTTAAACCAGCGTCCACAGCGGCTGCGGTCCAAATTAATTCTTTAACTGGATGATTGAAGTTTAATTCCTGTGTTGCCGAAGAAAAACTCTGATCTTGAACCTGTTCAATTAAGTATTCGTGGGAAACCTGAGCGAAGCGACGTCTCTCATCAGTATCAAGGTAAATATAATCACACCACAATTGATTCGTGGGACTACCACTAGTGAAAAGACTCATCGCGTGATCCAATATAACCTTAACTTCGTGGTATTGAAGGGCAATGAGAGGTAACGCGAGTCCCGGATTACGACAAAACCAGAACTGTAAAGGTACTGTGATAACATATGGATGGATGCCGCCATGCACGCCACCCATTCCGCTCATATTCTGAAACTTTGTGCCATCGCCGGAGGTGTTATTCGTCGCTGCCCCGCCAGTAGGATTTACTTGAGTTAACTCGGCCCATGTCTCTAACCAAAGACCAGTATGTTTATCTATCTTTTGTCCACCTATCTCTAGTTCAACGCTCTTGATTACAGAAGAACCAACGTTATTGGTGTCTTCAGCGGTAATACCTGTCAGAGCCAAGTACATGCGATGAACTAAATCACCATTGCGAGAAATAGTGGCGGTACACCGACCATCTGCACCCACCGCTGAACCACTCCCAGAAGAACCGTTCCACGTCTGCTCAATAGCTTCCATAGAGAAGTTCGTGTGTCGTCTGTAGACAACCTTGAAGAAAGTAATCTGCGGGTTACCCGTAAGGTAAATATCCTGAGCGCCATAAGCTACAAGTTGCATTAATCCACCTCCCATATTATTTTTATACCTTAATATAGAAAAAAATTTTGGGGAAATTAAACTAATTAATTTTTCCGCTAAATCTTAAATTTAATTTTTTGATGAATCTTAAATAATATTTATTTTTATATTATATTTTTAAAAAAGTTATCTTAGAAAATAGAGATAAAATATATTAATTTAATTAGAATACTTTAGTTATAATACTTAGTTTATACTTTAGTTATAATACTTAGTTTATACTTTAGTTAGAATACTTGGTTTATACTTTAGTTAGAGTATGCTAAGCCACCCATACCACTCATGATACGAAGGACATTGTAGTTTACAGCGTAGATAGTCTGACTAGTATCGGGCTGTGTGCCAGTGAAATCAAGTTTGGCATTATCAATACGAGAGAAGTTACAGGTTCCAGATGGCTGGTGCTCCTCAGGTTTGAGGGCAAAAGAGTAAACATTAATCTTCTTTGCTAATGCCCCGGTTCTGGATCGAGGATCTTGTGCGCGAGCAATGATATCAACTCGTATGCTATCCGCTGCGGCCGGGTTAGCTCCAAAAATAACTCTGTCTAATTCTAAATATTCTTCATGAACAGCAGTGTATAAAGTAGAGATTACTGTAGCAATGGCAGTGGTGGTACCCCCATTTGTGGCACCCTCAGCCCCGGTCAATAAGGAGTCATCAACAAAAGTTATTTGTAGTAAATCACCGATCCTTACTAAGGGAGTGGTCGGAGTTACACCTGCAACCACATCAGGGTTGAAAATACCTAATTCATTGTTCGCCCCCGCCACTATTCCGACCTTATTAATTGTCAAAGCTGTAATTCCGTGGCCAGCCGGCCCGTAGGCACCGAGGATGACATTATCACCTGCCACCGAATTAGCTAATGGAATAGGAGTAGCAAGCAGTTGCGGTCTACCATTTAATACAATATTCTGACCCGGGACAGCAGTATGATAATCAAGGGGTTGTCTGAGCTGGAAATATTCCGATTGCTGAGCAGAGAAACGATCATGTCCGTTTAACTTAAGTAGTGCAGTATCATAGTCGGCGGTTGCTTGATTCGTCCAAATTAATTCCTTAACAGGGTGATTAAAGTTTAATTTTTCCGATGTTGTATTACCGAATGTCTGTTCCTGAATCTGCTCAATAAGATATTCATGGGAAACCTGAGCAAAACGACGTCTTTCATCGGTGTCAAGATAAATGTAGTCACATAAAACCTTTCTGGTTCCGGTAGTGCCACCCCACAGACACTTAAGCTTGACTTCATGGTACTGGAGAGCAATTAGAGGTAAAGCAAGGCCAGGGTTACGACAGAACCAGAAGTTAAGAGGGACCTGAATCTGACCAACGCCGACAGCGTTTGCGTTAGAGCATCCACCAGTCATACACTGGAAGCCAGCAGCCTTTGATTCCGGTGTCGTTAAATCAGCCCAGATCTGATTCCATTGAGTAGTTTGTTTATCAATCTTCTGACCACCAATCTCAAGTTCAACATTATTAATAAGATTATTACCAAGGGCCGACGCATTTACAGTCACATCATCACAAGTAACATATACCTTGTAAACTAAATCACCATTACGAGAAATAGTAACAGTTCCATTACCAGAGGCATCTGAAGAACCATTAATCGTCTGTTCAATAGTCTCCATAGAGAAATTCGTGTGTCTGCGGTAGACAACTTTAAAGAAAGTAATCTGCGGGTTACCGGTTAAGTAAATATCCTGAGCACCATAAGCTACAAGTTGCATTAATCCACCTCCCATATTATTTTATACCCTAGTTTAGAAAAAAATTCAAATGAATTAAATTTAACTAAACTTTAACCTAATAAAAATGAAAATAATATTACCATTATTAAAGATTCATAGAAAGTTAATGGTTTAAACCGACTAGTATCTCCACCAGAGTTCTCTACTATCTTAGGCCACATCATATTATATGTAATTTGAACAACATATGCTTTGATTAAAAGCACTAATACTATCATAAAAAATATAGCAAATAATGTAGTAATATTTTCATCTTTAATCATTTTCTTCACTTTTATCTCTTCCTTTTAATGTTCCATTAAATATGCCAATCATAATTTATATATCTACTTTAGAAAATATTTTCTCGGTTTCTTCCTTATCCATCTCTAAATCCAATACTTGTTTTACAGGATTCATAATCTGATTTGATATATAAAATTCATAATCTAAGACTAATTGTTTATCTTTAATATAATCAATATGTTCAATTCTATCACCTTGTAAAATAGTTATCTTTTTATATTTAGGTTGTGTTAAATCATCGACCATAAAGTTTTTATATTTAGGTTTACCATTTTTAAATTCACCAATTTGTCTACGTTCCTTAATCTTTTTATAACCGATAATTTGTTTTGTTTTACCTTTATCAATATAAGCATAAGGTATTCTATCATTTGATTTAGGTTTATTTCCAGGATCTCTTTCTGCCATTCTATCTGCTAATACTTTATGAGCAATACTTTGTGGATTTTTATAATAACCTCTTAATGATTTTGTAATTACAAAATATCGTAAAGAAAATTCACCATTTCTA